ACATTTTCTTTCCAACCATTGATGAAGTTGCATTTGATTGGGGACTTAAAACCAAAGTCTATGAAACCAATAAAGAAGTAGATATTTATTATGGTCGCCAGTATCGAACAACAATCATTTGTCGATCTATGGAGAAACCAGCAACGATTGTAGGTTTTAAAATTGGTCATGCCTTGATTGATGAGCTTGATGTTATGGCGAAGGTCAAGGCACAACAGGCTTGGCGTAAGATCATTGCACGTATGCGTTACAAGCAAGCTGGTTTGCTCAACGGTATTGATGTGGCTACTACACCCGAAGGTTTTAAGTTTACATACGAGCAGTTTGTAAAAGAGGCAAATAAATCAGAGGCTAAACGGGCACTATACGGCATGATTCAGGCTTCAACCTATGACAATGAAGCCAATTTACCAGATGACTATATTTCATCGCTTTATGAGTCTTATCCTCCACAACTGATTTCAGCTTACTTAAGGGGGCAGTTTGTCAACTTAACTAGTGGTGCTGTTTACCCGGAATTTGATCGAGTTTTAAATCATACGGATGAGGAAATTAAGCAAGGTGAACCTTTACTCATTGGTATGGACTTTAACGTTCTGAAAATGGCTGCTGTTGTTTATGTCATTAGAGATGGAAAGCCGAGAGCTTTAGATGAACTGGTTGGGGTGAGGGATACACCGACTATGTGTTATTTGATCAAGGAACGATTTCCAGAACACGATGTTACCGTGATACCTGATGCTTCGGGTCAGGCAACTTCTTCAAAGGGCTTTAGTGAATCTGATCATGCAATTTTAAAGAAAAATGGATTGAAGGTTGAAGTAAATAGTGTGAACCCAGGCATTAAAGACCGTATCAACGCTGTGAATGCCCAGATCCTTAATGCTGAAGGTGAAAGACATCTAAAAGTGAACACAAATAAGTGTCCTAACTTTACTGCCACCTTGGAGCAGCAAGTCTATGATGATTTTGGAATGCCAGACAAGGGAGCTGGATTGGACCATGTTGGCGATGCCGGAGGCTATCCACTTGCTAAGCGTTTCCCAATCATCATTCAAAAAGTATTTAAGCGGCGCACGATTGCCGGATTCTCTCGTTAAACAACGCACCTTTTTAGGTGCTTTTTTATTGGTGTTTTTATGGCAGTTACTGATAAACATCCGCAGTATATTGCTGCACAAAAAGTCTGGTTGGCTATGCGTGACGCCGTTGCTGGTGAAGAGCAGATTAAACAGGCACAAACAAAATATCTTCCTAAATCTGCAGGGATGATTGAGGCTGAAAAGCAGGGAGATACGACTGGAGAGATTTATAAAGCTTATCTCAGTCGTGCTCAGTATCCACTGTGGGTTCAAGATTCATTACGCACAATGATTGGTTTAGTATCAAAGCTGGAACCTAACATCGTGATTGAAAGTTCTCTGTTAAAGGGTTTGATAGAGAACGCTACGAATGATGGGTTTGGATTAAAACAACTCTTTATCCGTATTTGCCTAGAATTATTGGAGTATGGTCGCTGTGGCTTGCTTGTCGATGTAGATGCTAAAGGCGTGCCTTACTTCGCGCTCTATGATGCGTTATCCATTATTAATTGGAAGGAAAACAGTATTGGTGGCCGTAAGGATCTAAAACTGTTAGTTCTTGAGGAGCAATTTGACGATAGCGAAGATGAATTCGGGCACGTTACTAAAACGGTCCACCGAGTTTTATCCATGATTGATGGAGCATTAGCTGTTCGTTTGTTTGATGGATCTTCCGAAGAGGATAAAACACCAGATCTTGGTGGCAATAAGCTTGCTTTTACACCATTCGTTTTCTGCGGTACCACTGATAATTCTCCACAAGTTGGTACGGTACCATTGCTCACCATGGCAAAAGCAGCACTTAAGTATTACCAGCTCAGCGCGGACTATTTTCAGTCACTTCATCACACAGCACATCCACAACCTTGGATTAATGGTTTAGACGGGGATGAAGATGATGATATTAGTGTTACAGGTGTTATGGCTGTCTGGAGTCTACCTAAGGAATCACAATGCGGTTACTTAGAGATTTCTGGAAATGGTATCGAACTGACAAAGAGTGAAATGGATGCCCAGAAGAATGCAGCATTAGAAGCAGGTGCAAAGGTCATCGATACTAATACACAAGAATCAGGTGAAGCTCGCCGTGCACGCCAGGATGACCAGCATGCAAGTCTACATAGTATTGTGATGTGTGCAGCTCAGGCCATCGAACAGGCAATTAAATACGCTGCTCAATGGTTAAAGCTTGATGTATCTAAATATACATTTACGGTAGAACCAGAATTTATCGTTCAGCAGTATGACATCAATCTCGCAAAGCAGCTTTATGAAGGTGCTCTTGCAGGGAAGAACTCCTTCCAGACGTATTGGGAATATATCGCTACAGGCAAACTACCAGCTCATGATTTTAAGGAAGAATTAAAACGTGTTGAAGGTGAGCGAGATAGTATGTCGCTTTAGAGGTGATAAATGGCTTCAAAAGATAAAACGCTGATTGAAGTACTTACACAACATCAGGCGTACTTATATCGCGCTTCTTCTCATACAGTGAATGAATTATTAAAGATCTTTAATGACGAGTCAGCATTAATGCTGGCAAAGCTTCGGGATTTGTTAGATGAGTTAAATGATTCTGAAAAATTAGCGCTTGCTGGTGGCCAGTACACCACAATAAACCTAAAAGAGATTCGGGACCTAATTGCTGAGTGGTTTACGGCAATAAATACTTCATTGCCAGAAGCCTTCGCCGTATCAGCTACAGCGTTAGCCGTATATGAAGCGAATTACACAGCTAAGCTATACGGTGGCAAGATTAAAAAGCCAGACGGTGAAAAGCTTTTTACTGCCGCTAAGAAGATCCCTTTAGTTGGTGGTGCTCTGGTTGATGATCTTCTATCAAAGATTGCTGAGACTGCCCGCCAGAAGGTTGAATATGCGATTCGGGATGGAATTAGCTCGGGTAAAACGAATCAGGAGATTGTTCAGCGTATTCGTGGTACCAAGCGTCTTAATTATGAGGATGGTCTATTAACTAGCACTAAGTCTGATATTGATCGGACTGTTAGAACTGTACGTAGCCACGTGGCGAATCAAGCTTATCTGAATAGCTTCAACCAGATTGGTTTTGAATACGTAAGACTTGTTGCAACACTGGACGGAAGAACTTCAAAACTTTGTGCGTCTCTTGATGGTTCCGTATGGGAGATTAACGATCCAGCAAAGCGTGTACCGCCGTTGCATCCAAATTGCCGCAGTATTCTGGTTCCCGTTGAGAAAGATGGTCGCCTGGTTGGAGAACGCCCATTTGTAATGGATGAGCGAAGAGTTAAGGATATCCCCAAAGAAGAGCGTAGCCAGCTCATTGGCCAATTGGATGCGAACACCACATTCAAAGAGTTCTTTAAGAAAACAGATGAGTTTTTTCAAAAAGAATGGCTAGGGCCTAAACGTTTCAAACTCTACAAAGAAGGGAAATTTGATTTTGAGAAGTTCTTTGATCCGGAAGGAAGGTTATATACATTGGATGAGTTAAGAAGGTTGGATGAGAGGGCTTTTAAAGTTATCTAGCTATTTTATTAACTCAATTTGTTTTTCGTACCTTAAGAATAATACATACGTGAATTTAAAATTCGAGAAAATCATGGAAGAATTTGTGAAGTATAAATCGTTATGAATGACATTCTATACGATAGGATTAGTAATATTTATTTCCTCACTGGTTTATTCATTAGAGGATATTCGGTGATAATAATGATTTAATTATTGAAATTAATAATATTTAATTTATGATTTAATTGCGTTTATAAGAGATAGATCAGATGTCAGAAGCAAGAACTCTTTACAAGGACTTAAACTTTCCCAAAAGTATTTTAGAAGAAAGTATTAATGAGTTTTGTGAACCTCGGGGATTAACAGCCAATAGATTAAGCACTAGTACTGAAAAAAAAGAAATTTATGAATTAGGTAAAATGGGAATCGAAAAGGCAAGATTCGAGATTTATCATTTACAAGATGGCAAAACTACATTTCATCCTAGAGTTGGGAAAAATCAAATACTGAGTGTTGAATTGGCTATGCATCTATTAGGAAAAGCTAATGTTTCTGAGGGGCATATAACTTATGTATTAAATGGGTATGCTGTGACAGATATTGAACCTGTTATTCAGCTTATGACTGAGAAAAAGCATTCAAATGGAGAAAGTTTTTTTTGTTTTGAAAAAATTGGAATACAGGGTGGCTATAGATTTGTAATTCAAAATGTTTTTTATCAGGATAAACTATCTGTGTCGATTTATAATACAGGCAGAGTTGTTATTCAAGGCTTACCTTTATCTTGTTATGAAGAGTTTGTATTTCAAATGTCTGCTTTATTGAATGCTGAAGGATTAGCAAAAGTTATTAGTAAAACAGATGAGTCAGCTATTCAATTAGTAGAACAGCGTGTTATCGAAAGCACACTAGCTGGTATTTTTGAGGATTCTTATTCAAAAATTCCTCAGTCCATAAAAAATATGCTCATTAGTGGCAGTACCTTAAGGTCTATCAAAGTTAAGCTGCCTGACTATACTTGTATGGTTTTTCCAGATTTGAGAGCTATTGAGGGTGTTATAAAAAATATTTTATTTATTAATGATGTAGATTGCGATGATAAAATTGGAGAAATATTTGAATACATTTCTCAACATAATTATAAAGTAAAAGCGGAGTTTGAATCACAGTTACCGAATAAGATATTAAGATCCGCCTTAGCTGATGCTTATAGCTTCTATCATAAACATCGTCATGGATTATTCCATATGAATGATGAAGTAGGCAGTTCAAGAACTATTACTTCGCTAACTACAGCTATTGGATTGACAGATGACATTTACAAATTAATTAAAGACGTATATAAAGCATCAACATGAATATATTAATCAATATAGTGGATCAGCAACAAGTCATTGTGACCGCTGTTGCTGAAGAAAATCCGCTAAGAAAGTTAAAGGACATTGCTGCTGAACTTATAAAAAATAAGTTCAAAGGTACTGTTATCTTTGATTTATTGATTTTTAATGGTAATGAAATCAATCGATTCGTTTCCATAACTTTTGATGGAATAAAATTTGATAAGACTTGTATTTCTCATTCAGCTCATATAGATCCAAGACTGGAGATGAATCAGAATCAATACTTTATCAAAAACAAAGTTTTGCTAAGGAATAGTGTTTTGTCGAGTTCAGAGTTATCAAATTTTAGTTATTAAAGCACCCTAAGGTGCTTTTTTCTTGTGTTTTTATAACAAAATTATTGCTTTTGTTATTTTATTCTTAGTGGAATAAGTCACTCTATTAGTGTTAATGTATTTAATAACATACACTTATAATAGATTATTTTCAGAATGTATAAATTAATTATTTTACTGCTTCTAACTTTTGCTGCTACTACATATGGAGCAAATGTTGATAATGCATTGCTTCAGAAAAATTTAGAGGCTGCGAATACCCAAATTGAAGTCTTAAAAGCTCAAGTTGAGGTTATGAAAGGTTATCAAGACAACTTTCTAGCGACGGTATATTGGTCTTTAGGTGGTGTATTCGGCATCGTGGTTCTCTTAGTGGGTTATAACTGGTTTACTAACTATAAAAATCAAGAGAAAGAGAGCCAATATTTTAAAGATTTAATCTCAACAACTTTAGATGCTTCAAAAAAGGAACTTATAGGGGAACTAAGTTTAGGAAAGAACGAATTAATGACAGATATTTTAGACCAAGCTAATATAAAAATAGATAGGGAAATTAATAGATTAAAATTGAAATTAGATAACAATGTAAACGAAATTCAGCGAAATTTAAGAGAATATCATTCTAATAGTGAATTAGTATGTATGGATGTTTTAGAGTTGCAATATGATAAATGGTGGTTAAGACAAAATTATCTACTTACTACAAGCACGGCTGTTGAATTGATTGAAAAAGCTTATTCAATGAAACAAACTTATCATGTCACTATCTATCTTGAACTTCTATTAACTAGTCTGAAAGCTTTAAAAAGCTCAACTCATACACTTTCTGTAGATAAAATATCATTAGTCACAAAATGCATTAGAAGTCTAGAAAATGAACATGAAGCAATCTGTAATCTAATTAAAAAATTACTGAATGAAATTACTGAGAAGAAGTAACTCTTAAAAGTTAAAAATTGCTCATTTTTAAGCAGTCTAAGGCTGCTTTTTTATTTCCAAAATATAAATGCATATAAAGAATTTCTCTAAAAATATATAGAAAAATCTATTTTTAACTAATTTTTTTATACGTTTATGTATATTTTCTCTAATTTTTTATACGTTTATGCATAAAATAGGCTATAAATTTATAGTTTTTGTCTATATTTATATAGCCTGTTTATATTTTGGAATTTTCGTCCCTATGTCTGACTCAAATGGCAACCGTAGTCTCACACCTGAACAACTTGAAAGTGTTGGCAAGGCCTTATATGGCAATGGTTATAAAATTCAACTTGCTGAGTTTTTAGGTGTCGATAGACGTAGGATTAATCATTGGTTAGATGGGGATAGACCTATACCTACAGGTATAACAAGTGAACTATTTATGCATGCACAACATAGACAAGTTGAAGTTACTCAAACTGTTGAGCTGCTAAAAAAAATATTAGATCAGTAAATCTTGATTTTGTGCCCAAAATGAGCACATAATTGTGGCAAGATAAAAGACAGAGCAGTAGGGCGCTGTCATGTACCACAAGGTGGCTTGCTATGAACATTGTTGCAAATATAAAGGATAAAGAAATTTCCGTTATTAACTATAAGGCTATTCCAGTTGTCACTACTGAAATTCTGGCAGACTTATATGGAACTGAAAATATTCGTATACAACAAAACCATATAAGAAATCTGGAACGTTTTGTTGAAGGTAAACATTTCTTTAAATTAGTTGGTGAAGAATTAAGGCATTTTAAAAAAGCACTAACTAGCTTAAAGATAGTCAGTCCAAATGCACGAGCATTAACACTCTGGACAGAACGTGGCGCTGCACGTCATGCCAAGATGCTAGATACAGACCAAGCATGGGAAGTGTTTGAGCAACTAGAAGATTGCTACTTTCACAGAAGAGATATTCTTTCCAAGACCCATAAATCAGAACGTGAACCACTCACTAATGCGGTAAATATGCTTGTGTCTAAAACCAAGCACTTGAACTATAGCGAAGCATATAAATTAGTACATCAACGGTTCAATGTTAAAAGCATCGACGAAATCCCATACGATGTGATTCCAATCGCCGTTGAGTATGTGCATCACTTGATTGCTTTATATAGTCAAGCCGATAAGAAACAGCAATATGAATCTAAACATGTGGATTCTATAGCTCGCCATATGCTTTGGCTTAATCACTGGTGGTTAGAGTTTGGCGAGTCTATCCGAAAACTTGGTCCATCTATGGGACATGGAATTCATGACCATTTTAAGTTCGGTGCGGAAGATGCCAGACAGTTAGTAGGTCGAGAGGTCTACATGCCTATATTTGAATTAGCTAAAGGTCATGACTGGCATAAAGGCGGGATAGGCTATAAGACATTGCTGGAATGTAGTTTGATTAAGTCATAGTTTAAAGTCTTGACAGCAGAAACAGTTTTGGGCTAATTTTTACCACAATGAATAGTTGTGCAAATGTCTTGTTTTTATAACAAATACGTGCCAATTGTTAAGAAATTCTAAACCACCTTTCGAGGTGGTTTTTTTATGCCTGAAATTTAGGTAACTCAATATTGGCTAGAACCACGGTTCAAAAAGCACGCTTTTCATATTCAGTGTGCTTGCCAGTTCTTTTTGAAAAGTTTAGCCGTGTAGATGTGTCTCGTTACCACATGTCTATGCGGCTTTTTTTATAAGGTAACGAGGTAAGTGATATGAATGAAATTATGAAAATTGAAAATCAGACACCATTTGTTGAGTTTGATTTAAATGGAGAAGTTCAACTTGGTGTTAATGCTCGGGATTTACATGAGATGTTAGAGGTTAAATCCGATTTTTCACATTGGATTAAGCGGCGAATCTATCAATGTAAATTTGAAGAAAATTTTGATTATATAAAGGTCGTCAAAAAAGACGAGCTTTCAAAAACAGGCCAAACAGTTATTGAATATATTATATCGGTAGATATGACTAAACATTTAGGGATGATGGAACGCAATGATAAAGGGCATGAAATTAGAAAATACTATATTGAACAAGAAAAAATTGCTCGAGATACCTTTGCAGGTGTTCAACTAGAAATTGGAAAGCTAACTTTGCTTGCTGAACAGTGGACTGAAACACTATCAAATGCTGGGCGTATTTTGAGTGTGGGTGGTAAGCAAGTTAAACCAAAAATATTAAGTAAATTAGATGACTTGGTTAAGCAAGCTCAATACAAATTAGATTTTGATCCAAAGCATTGAGATGTACTTAATAGCACACCACCAAGAGGTGGTTTTTTTATGTCTAAATTAAAGGTAGATGGAAAAATGAGCGAGAAAGGTGCTGACCGTGCAGGACTAATGCAGGCAATTACCAATTTGAGTTTAGCCTTAGGAATCATTGTTATCGCGATTATTTTGGCACTGAAATAATCGCACTCTTACAACGTACCGCCTTCGGGCGGTTTTTTAATGCCTGAAGCAAAGCAGATGGCTAAACAATTAAATCCGCAAGGCGGTATCTCTAGGAGATTTTTAAATGTCAGATGAAACCAAAGTTGATCTGGAAAACCCTGAAGTTAAAGCAGCCATTCAAAAAGCTGTTGATGAACAGGTACAGGGTTTAAAAAGCAAGAACACTGAACTCATTACTAAAAATAGTGAATTAAAAACTGAACTGGGTGACTTGAAGCAACAACTTGAAGGAGTTGATCTGGGAGCAATTAAGGAGCTGCTTACCAAGGCGAGTATGGATGAAGAAACGAGACTTATTGCCGAGGGCAAGGTTGAGGAAGTCATCCATAAACGTACTGAGAAGATGCGCGAACAGCATGACAAGTTACTCAATGCTGAAAAAGAACGGGCTGATAAAGCAGAAGCTTATGCCAACAAGTTCAAGCAGTCGGTTGTTCAAAGCCAGATTGTACAGGCTGCTCTTGAGCTGGAGGCTTTGCCGGAAGCAACAGCAGATATCGCATTTCTTGCCCATTCTAAATTTGTACTCGATGAAAACGGTAAGGCCGTAGCAGTCGATACACAAGGCGAAGTCATCATTGGTAAAGACGGTAAGACGGCGCTATCACCAAAAGAATGGGTCGAAACCTTGCGTGAGCAAAAGCCTTATTTCTGGCCTAAAGCAAATGGTACAGGTTCACCCGGTAGTACCAATACAAAAGGACAGGTCGATATCACAAAACCAGATGGTTCGGTGAACTTGACCAAACTTGCCCAATTACGAAATGAAAATCCGCAGCTGGCGAAAGAGCTGGCTGCAAAACACGGTATTAATCTTTAAGGAGTAAAGCCTAATGGCTGAGACAAAAATTGCTGATGTCATCGTACCCGAGTTATTCACTCAGTACGTTTTAAATAAAACTGCCAAGAAATCTGCCTTATGGCAGTCGGGAATTGTTGGAGAGCTGGATGTCGAAGTTGCATACGGTACACAAGGCGGTTCCACGGTAAATATTCCGTTCTGGAACGATTTAGACGGTGAGTCTGAAGTACTTTCAGATGCGACACCTCTAACCGTAAACAACATTGCAGCGGGTCAGGATATTGCTATTTTGCATGCACGTGGTAAGGCGTGGGGTGCCAACGATCTTGCAAAAGCGTTATCGGGCGACGATCCACTTGGTGCAGTTGGTGATCTAGTAGCAGATTACTGGGCACGTGAGTTTCAAGGCTTTACGGTGAATACCCTTAAAGGTGTGTTCGGTTCTGCAAGTATGGCAAGTAATACACATGATATCTCTGCTGGTACTGGAGCCGCAGCCGTTATTGATGGTGTTTCATTTATCGATGCCTCATACAAGCTTGGGGATGCTGTCGATAAATTAACGGCTATTGCTATGCATTCTGCAACCATGGCTGCACTAGCCAAGCAGGGCTTGATTGAAACCGTACGTGATGCAGATGGCGTGGTGCTCTATAAAACATTCATGGATCGCCGTGTAATTGTCGATGACGGTATGCCAGTTGATGGTGATGTATTCACATCATTCCTGTTCGGACAAGGCGCTATTGGCTTTCAGGATATCGGGGCTCCTGTTGGTGTTGAGACTGACCGAGATAGTCTCGCAGGCTCAGACATCCTCATTAACCGCCGTCACTTTGTCTTGCATCCTCGTGGCATCAAATGGGCTGGTGCAATGGGTGTTGCACCGAACAATGCAGGTCTTTCTACTGATACCAACTGGGAACGCGTTTACGATCCAAAGCAGATTCGTATTGTGGCGTTCAAGCACAAAGTTAAATAAAGACGGGCGTAATTATCCACCTTTTCTTTTGGAGATAAATCAATGGGCCTATCCGCATTTAACCGCATGAGAGAACGTCAAATGACACAAGCAAAAGTAACTGAACTAGAAGAACAACTTGCAACGTTGAAAGGCGAGTTTATTGCCTTTCAGAATGATCCTAAGGCAATGAAAGCACGTATTGCTGAACTTGAATCTGGTGAGGATGCTCAGAATCCAGAAGGTGATCAAAAGCCAAGTGAAGTTCAAGCAATCAACTACGCAGGGCTTAAAGTTGATGACCTTCGTGCCGTCTTAACTGAAAAGGGTATTGCATTTGAATCAGGTGCTAAAAAAGACGAGCTTTTAGCATTAATTCCAAAGGAATAATCCATGAGCTTTATCACTGAACAAGAAGCAATTGAGCGTGTTGCAGGATTTGATGCTTTATCTGCCAGTGATAAAGCCGACTATCTGGAAAAGTCTGAAGCTTATCTTTTAGCGCGGAATGTAAAACCCTACGAAGATGTAATTGCGGTTCCTCAAGCCCTCAAATCAGCTTCATATGAGGTCATAAAGGGCATCATGAAGGGAGAGATATATCAGGGGCAGGAACAGACATTAAAGCGTAAGAAAGTTAAGGCAGATACGGTTGAGACCGAAAAGGAATATCAGGAAGGATCAGTAAAGCTGAGTGCTTCTGAGCAATTCATTCTTGATTTGATCAAACCGTATTGCAAACGGAAGCGCGTATTTTTTATCGGGAAAATCTAATGGGCTTATGTGACGAACTTCAGTTAGAAATTGCCGAAGCATTTAATGAAGATTTGGCTGACGCCGTGAATACCTTTACATGTGAGCGGATATCAAAAACAAATTGGGATCCTAAGACTGAAACTTATGTTGAAGTTAAAGAAAATTATTCTGGCCGTGGCGTTCTGTTTGGCTCATACAGTCAATATGAAATACAAACGCTTGGGGTACTTGCCACAGATAAGAAAGCGACCGTACTTCAAAATGAAGTAACCATGGTACCGAAAATTGATGATGAGTGGGTTACAACCTTAGCCTCATTTCGAGTTATTCATATACAACAAGATCCAGCTAGCACTATTTGGAAATGTCAGTTGAGGAAAATATAGGAAAAATTCTATATTATTAGGCTCGAAATATAGGAATTTTTATGAATAAGAAATTTTTACTATGGAGCATAATTTTATTATCAGGTTGTTCATCTGTTAATAATCCAGTGAAGCAAGAATTAACTCCAACTACTATCTCAAATGCGTATAAAGAAATTTCTGAAATCAAGGATTACAAATCTCGCTTATTTTTAAATTATGCAAAAGAAATAAAAACAAAATACCCTGAGATGAAGACGTCAACTTATGGTCGTCCAATGTCTATAAGATTTAATCCAGTAAGTTCGGATTACTATTATGAGCATACAAATGATAAAAAATGGTTGAATTTTTACCTATCACAGAGTTTTGATGAAAAAATATGGAGAGATCTTTATGTATATTCAAAACATTCAGGAAATTATCAAGCCTCTAAAGATGAAGCTATTAAATATTGTAAAGAAATTACCACACTTATCTCTCCAAGCTTTAGCATTGTAATAGACAAATTAAGTCGTGATTTAGAAGTAAAAGAAAAGAAAGGATCTGTACGAGCACTCAGTACTTTCAGTGGAAGATTTAATATCTTATTAAATGGGGAGGAGTTTGATGAAGGTGGGCCCTTTATATGCAATATTACTCAGTTTGAAGATAGTTAGGCTACTGAAAAAAGATAGCTGAATTGACTGATTTTCTATTAATTAAATATCCCTTTATAAATTTAATGAAATTATATGGCTACAACTACCCATAGCACACTTTATATTTCTCGTCCAAGCAATTACGAGGGAGATGGAACTGACGATAAAGAAGAATTCATTGAGACATGTAATATTCATTTTAAAGATCTGTTTAATGATCAAAAAGCAATCTCTACACTTTCTGGAACTGAAAAAAAATATTTTGATAAATGTGTTTCAGCTTCAAATGATAAATATGCTGCTGAAGAGGTTATTTATGATCTTGGAGTTGGTTTTGCGATACTAATTGTTTTGCTGGGTATAGGCTGGGGATTCTATGAGGCGAAAAAATCTTTAAATACCCCAATGATACTTAATCCCAAGGAAAATCCTGAGAATGATGCCAATAGAGATTATATTTCTGACGGGATTATCATAGTCTTTATTTCCGTAATTATTGCTGCATTTATTTACCTAATTTTTAGTTTTGTTTCCGGAATATGGATATCGATTAAATATTAAAGTTTCGAGCAAGGCGGATACGGAACCAAAATGTATTCGGACATTCAAATTGTAATATTAATTTATAGATATAAGTTCAAAACCCACTTTCGGTGGGTTTTTTCATGGGCGCAAGTGAGGAGTTTAGATGATAAGTACAGACTACGTCCCTTTAAGGCACATTTCACTATTTCAGCATGTGCAGTACACGCTGGCTAGAAGTTAAATAAAAAAGTTTTTAAAGAAGTAAAAATTACCGCTTGTCAGTTTTTAATCAATCTTTTTATATGCTTGGCTATACTGTTTGCTCAAATAAAAAAGGAAGATTACATGAATAAAATTATTTTGGGTTTATTAATCAGTAGTGGACTTTCAATAAATACTTATGCTACCTGTACTTATAATTTTGATGCAACTCAGGCTCAAGTCGATGCAAAAAATGCTGCAGGTGGAAGACAAATAAAATTAATGTCTCCAATTGGTATTACTGAGCAAAAAGGGACAGCAACAATTACTTATGTGGGAAGTACACCTGTAGATCAGGTCGTGACTTCTAGCAAACTTATAAGCATAACTTCTAGTCAAACTCCTCTAGTAGATAAAGCGGTTGAGGGAACTAATATTGTTGCTACAGAATTTGTTTTTGATGCTTCAAATCTTAAAAATGTTGTGCTCGGTGACAGTTATGAAACTCAGCAAATGGCCTTTCAGATTTTGGGTGCTTCTAATTTAAAAAATGAAATAAGTATTGATCTAGGCTATGCATTAATAAATAAAGATTCAACACGTGCAGATGGAAGTTATATCACCCTTATTGGAATTACTAGAACACGAGATTCTTCGGGTTCAGTAGTTGTTAAAGATATCGCTCAAAAATTAATACCTATTACTTTGCCTTCAGACGGCAAAGTTAGAGTTGGGCTTTACTTTAACCAAGTTAGTAAACAAGTAGGGTATATCATCAATGGTACAAATTATGGATATCTTAATTTAATTGCTGAGAATGCCCTTAAAAATATTGGCTTTAATGGTGTGGGTATACAATCACCAAATCCTAATTCTAAATTTTTAGGTAAAACTGTTTCAGTGCAGTTAATTACTAATAGAGCAAATATGCAGTTTACATATCCAACAGGTACCACCGATATTTGTGGAAGTGCTAATTAAGAACTATTTGAAAAAGAAAAAACCACTCTCATCTGAGTGGTTTTTTTATGGAGAAATTTATGGGATGGAAGGGGAAAAGGCCAACTGATTTTAGTTTTGATGTGGCTAAAACGGCAGAGGAAAAGGTAAAGAAAATTACAATGGATGCTGTTCAGTCTTTAGTTGTTTCAAGTCCCGTTGATACGGGTGCTTATCGTGCTTCTCATATTGTTTCAATTGGTTCTGGTGACTACGGTGTGCGTGGACCTGAAACAAACGCCGTGCAAGATGCAGCTATTCAAGCCGTTAAGTTTAAGCTGGGTAATTTAGTATATATCCAGAACAACCTTCCATATGCTGAACGCCTAGAGAATGGTTGGTCTGATCAAGCACCACAAGGCATTTACAACACCACGTTTACTTATATTTCTCAAAAGTACGGTGGTTAAGATGGCAATGACTTTAGAGCAGACGAGGCAAGCTATTATCAGCCGTATGCAAAGCTTTACAGGTATTGCCCAAGACAGAATTCAGTATCCAAATGCTCCGGGTTTTAAGGTACCAAAGGACGGCGTATGGTGCCGTTTAACAATTGCAGGTGGTCCGAGTTTTACCTCGGGTATTGTTGACAAACCGTGTACACGGCGAACAGGCAATATTATGATTCAATGCTTCGATCGACTACATACTGGAGAGAAAGCGATTATCGAGCTCAGCGATGCATTACTGGCTCATTTCGAATATTTCAGTATTGATCATCTGGAATGTCTGCAGGGGCAAGCCATCAATGCAGGCAAGGATAGCGAGTTTATCCAGTACAATGTATCAGTACAATTTAGAGTTAATTAAAAATCATGAAAAGTAAGAGCCTATTTATTGCACTATTATTATGTTTATCGAGCAATGCGTTTGCTATTGCAGAAACTACACCTACGCCTACCGAAATATCTAATGGAATATATTGTGAGAACATTGGTAAAGTTGCTTTTTCTACTTTTAACGCTAAGTGGGCTAATGTTAGTAAGGATGCAATAAAATTAGTATTTACAAGTTTTTTGGGTGACGATTATAGAGATGATGTGAGTGATGCGGTAGATAAGGTCTATGATTTTCCTGAAGTAAGCGAAAAAGATGAAAATAGCATGCTTGCTATGGTGAATTTTCCACGCCAAGTGGAGGAGGAATGTTTGAGAGCTAAAAATGAGCCAAAACAACAATAAAGATAAGTTTAGTGGTGCATTTAGTGAATAATTTGAACCAAACAAGGTGAATTGATATGTCATGTATGCTGACTTTAGAAGAAATCGAAATTAAACGGCAAGAACTGGAACGACATTTAGAAGATATTATGTCTGTTGAGCTGAAGAAGTGGCAAAGCGAAAACAAGCTATGTGTTTCCGATGTGAATATCCGTTTAGCAAACGTTCAGTGTATAGATGGTCCAAAACATAATATCGTTACTGGAGTCAGTGTAGATCTCGATTACAAGCCTTAAATTTTAGAAATAAAATCCGCCAAAATGGCGGTTTTTTTATGTCTTATCCACTACCACCTCATCGGTGGCTTTTTATTTTTACAGGAATCACTTATGAGCAATTTTTGTTTTAAGCGTGGTGACACATTCAACTTGAATTTGCAGTTAGTCGATGTCGATGATGCGCTGCAATACCCAGCCAATGATGTACGGCGTGCAATTGATTTAACCGGGTATGCATTTACTTCACAGGTTAAAACTTTAGATGGAGTCGCAGTTACACCTTTAACTTGTGCTGCATTAAGCCAGATCACACAAAAAGGCTGGTTGAACGTGAAATCAACTGCCAGTACAGCTGCATGGCCATTGGGTTTATGTCAGATGGATATTAAAGCGGTTGTTGGTGGTGTTATTCAACATACTGAAACTTTGACTTTCCAAGTCATTGAGGGAGTAACAGCATAATGGCAAATCTGGTTTTTAAATTTTCATGGGATCATCGGCCATTTCAATATAACTCTGCTCAAGGTAAGCGACAATTTATGCTGCCTTTTGCATCCGGTATACCAAACCTGACGCCAGACTATACGCAGGTGACAGGACTAGGCACTGCCGCAACAAAGAATACAGGAACTGGTGATGGTGAAATTCCTGTATACACAGCAGCTGGGCTTTCAGGTTTTGGTTATGGGGGAAGATTAAGAATAGAACCCATTGCTGATGTTACTGACCAAGTTAAAAATGGAAACTGTAGAGTTGAATTTGTATCTCCTAGCACGGGTTGGGATGGTACCGTTGGTGCCCAATATGGGCCAATGATCAGATTTCCACGCTCAACTACAGTGTCAACTGATTTGATCCTTCCTTATTATGCTGGTTCAAGAGCAACGGCAATGTCAGTTCGTGCTTATGCTTATACAAATGGAGTTTATTCAGGTTCAGAACAGATCGTTTACACAAGCGGCAATCCAATAGTCGCGAACACATTAAACAGCGCTTCAAGTGGTAAGTTGGTAACCGTTGAGACAACTGGTGAATTGCGCTCAAAAGGTTTTACAGTAGATGCAAACGGCTTTTTTAAAAGTGCCTCACCAATTGTCCAACTTTTCTCTGATCGTGTTGAGCTTAATGAAGAAGCAAGTGAGCAAGATATTACATTTGAAAAAGTCGATGACGGAAGTTACTTAATCAAAGGATCTTCTGGATTTGCTATGGAAGGTTGGTACATTGAGCAACCGCGTGATGCCAACGGTAACCTTTTCCACGTTGTAGAGTATAAAACGCTTGAAAATGGCGATATCGAAATCAAAACCTTTGACTATATGCTCGATAAAAAAGGGCGTATCGTTGCTGACTATACAAGCCCACTTGATATTCAAGAAGGACGCTGGATTGATATCCGTTTGCAAGAAGTTCCTAAGCCTGAAGTTGATGAGGGGGCTATTCCACCAGATTTAATTCCACCAGAATTTCAACCTACCAATTTATCTGAGGCTGTAGCTGCAGCAATGAATAATATTGAGCCACCTCAGACTTCAAATGAAACCAAATAACAACCCGCTAATTTAGCGGGTTTTTTTACGCCCACTATTTTTACCGACCCGCTCATGAAGCGGGTTTTTTTATGCCTAAATTTTGGAGAACTATAAATGAGTTCAGGCGCTAAAATTCGATTATATGCTTGTGAAGAAGCGGTGTTAGGAACGACTCCAGCAAATCCAGTTTGGTATACAGTTCGCCGTGTAACGGATGGACTTTCTGAAAACGTCTCTACTGAAGAAAGTAGCAAAGTTGTTGATTCACGTTATCGTCAAGGTGGTGTAGTAACTGAAGCTGAAGTAGCAGGCCAGTTAGAGTTTGAGTTATCACTCGGTACCTTCGATTTATTCTTAAGTGCCTTAGCCTTTAATAACTGGGCGACAAATAGCTTAACTATTGGCGGTACTGTCCGTAAGTCATTAACGCTAGTTAAAGTTTTTGAAGATGTAGGTCAGGTCTTTATTTACCGTGGCGTTCAGGTCAATACTGGTGAAATTACGATTCAGACCACTGGAAAAATCACAGGTAACTTTGGTTTAGTTGGTAATTCATTTACCCGTCAACAGGTCAATCCGGTTACTAATCCAATAGCTGCATCAAGTCGTCCATTGGTCAGCATGCCAAACGTTGAAAACTTGCTTGTGAATGGCCAGTCTATTCAAGGTAAAGCGTGTATGCAGTCACTTACGCTTTCAATCAACAACAACCTTGAAGCGATCCGCTGTATCGGTTCAGGCAAATACACTCCAGAGTTTTACTTAGAGAAAATGATGGATATTGAAGCGAATGCTTCTTTCATGTTCTCAGCTACAGCAGCAGGCTGGATTGATGCTATTAAAACCCGTGATGTATTTACACTGGCCTTTGATATTAAAGACAGCAAAGGAAGTAAATACTCGTTCAACTTCCCACAGTTAGAAGTTATGGAAGCAAATCACCCAGACGGCGGCGGTGATGACATCATTACTTTAGATATTAACTTTGCTCAAGTGCGAACAGCTCCAACGATTGTGCGTGCTCTTGTGTAATTCAAATTAATAAACCTAGAGCCTATGGAATCCCATGGGCTTTTTTATTTCCTAAATATTCGAGGTAGGTATGGCTTTAAAAGTTGGAATTGTACGAAGTTCTGAAGTATCTAAGTGGTGTACGTTTGAAACTGCAGGTGGACAAGCAGAGTTTAAAATTCGTGGTATCGGCTATAAACCTTTTCAGGTTGCATTAGAAAAAGCTAGGAATCAAATTTCATCAAAAGGCTATGATGTGATGGCAAAAGATGAAAACGGTAAGCTTTACCATGAGCTTTTATTAGATGCAGCTGGAGCTCATTTAATTGAGGATTGGAAGGGCGTAGTTTTTGCTGAAGTAGAAGGTGACGATACAGTTGAAACCGAGCAACCTTACACACCAGAGAATGCATCAAAGCTGCTTAACCTTGGTGATATTGGACTATTGATCTGGTCATTTATTAAAGAGCAGGCCCAAAAGATTCAGGAAGATGCCGATAAGGATAAAGCCACAATTTTGGGAAAGTCATCGAACTCTACAAGTATCGAAAAACCTATGCGTCAAAAACGCCGCACGAAATCGAACAAATCAAGTTCTTAGGTGGACATGTTCCAGAACCACCAGAATATTCTTATGCGGCTGACTCAATTCTTGCAGCCTTTAGCACGATTATTAGATCTAGACGATATGAGCAAAGCGTACCGTTATGCTTAGATCAGCAGGCAATCAATGTATATGCTGTGCATAATGATTTACCTGTTGATGCTCATATCTTTAATGACTGTATCTTTGCTTTAGATAATTTATTTATTGATGAAGCCCATAAGAAAATCTCAGCCAAACCTAAAAAGTAAGAAATAGTTATCTTCGTGATGGCTATTTTAGTTAATGTATTTAGATTTATGGAAATATATAATGTTAACAATGATTTATATTGAAAATTAATATGTTAGAAAAACTTTTTTATACATTGGGGTTCTCTATTTCTTTGGCGGTTTTAGTTAGCTGCACTAAACAAGTTGAAAGTAAGGCACTGCCTCCTTCAGTTGAAGCGCAATTCATGAGTGCAGATAAAGAAATAGGGAAGATGCTCGATGACCTAGAAAATCGTGATATTCCACTTCAACAGAAGCGGGAGATATTGTTCAACACCTATCCTGATGTCTACAAAAAACAGTATATGCCAGCATTACTGAAGCTCTCACCTAATGTATATACAAAGGAAATGCTCTTAAGGGATTATGAGGCTGTGATGAAATTCTACAAAAAAGCTTTTATCGTTAATTGCGGTTAAAATCATTTATAATTTCATCACTTTTTATACTTTCAAATAAATATTTTAATACCTGGATCAATATGAAAATTCTCTTAAAAGTTTTATTAAGTTTATTGTTCTGTTTTGCGCTTAATGTTTATGCCAGTGATCCTAAAAATTTAGTTGAAGTAATGCCTCCAAATTTACACTGGAAGCAAATCCCTAACATTAATATTAGCGATCAGGAACTTCAAGGATATGACAGAGAGGTTGTTGTCGGTTTTTTAGCGAATGAAAAGGGTAAAGTGGTAGATACGATAATCATTAAGAGTAGTGGTATTGAATCTCTAGATAAAAAAAGCTTAAAAGCCATGAAGAATGCTAGCTTTTACCCTTATCAAGAAAATGGTTTTTATGTTGGTTTTTATGGTAAGCAGCCATTTAGTTTTGATGTTTCTAGAAAGCCAATTTTTGAATTTTTTCCTGAAATTAAGATGAATAAAGATGATCTTAAAGGGCAAATCAGATATATGAGTATTTATTCAGAAGCAGATGATAATGGCAATATCACAGTTGCAAAGATTCAAAAAAGTACCGGCTTACAAGAATTAGATAATTTTGTTTTAGATCAATTCCGTAAAAAAGCAAAATTTTTCCCTCTGATAATTAACGGCAAATCTTATCCGATTAGGGATACTATAAATTTAACGTTAACTAAGTTTTCTACTCTTCACTACTAGAATATTATTAATTTAATAGACACTGATTTATAAAATGACAAAATCTAAGAGAAATCTAATGAAAAGGCTTTATCTATTTACACTAATGTTTACATTGATAGGTACGGTTCAAGCCAAATCATTGGAAAATATGGAAATAAAGAAAAGGTGTGAATTATATACAGAGCTAGCATTGGTCTATTGGGATAATTATTTCAATGGTCAAAGTCGAGAGGAGCAATATAATTTAGTCGAAGAAAAGATCCAAGATGAAGTGGGGATTGTTTTTAGTAAGAAATTAATTGATTTTGCCTACGACTATATACCATTTCCTGTGAATGAAAGGGAAAGAAAAGTATACAGGAAAGATTATTCATCAATGTTTTTCAATAAATGCATAATAGGCTATGAAGCTTCTAAATGAATTTTTAAACAATACATAATCACCTTCTGGTGGTTTTTCTTTATGTGACAATTAGTAACCACTTTGTTAAAGTTAGTACATTTTATAACAAATGGTGAAAAACTTGAAAAAAATATTATTTTTAAGTGTTCTTTTGTGTTTGATCGGCTGTAGTAATAGTGATAATGCTAAAAAAGCCTCAAGCGTTAGTAGCAATACAAATGACTCAAGTCTTGAATCTCAAACAGGGAAATGGCGAACTGTAGTTAGCAAAGATGAAATGCGGAACACAGAGTCTAAGTGGCTTGCTTTGCGTTCTGAGAATAATGCTGATCTAAACTTTCCTTATGACGGGGAGAATAAACTCCAATTTGATATTCTTGACTCTAAATCAGATGACCCAAAAATATTTCTAACAATAGATAAAGGCCAGTATGACTGTAATGATTACTGTTATACAGCAGTTAAGTTTGGAAATAGCCCAATTCAATATCTTAATTTCCAAAAATATGAGACATCTGGTAGTGATGGCACTATATTAATTTTTACTGAAAATTCTAAAGCTTTTTTAGACAATATTCGAAAAGTTAATTCACTAATGGTTGAGCTACCTTTTTATTCGAATGGAACTCGTCAATTCAAGTTTGATACTTCAAAGTTTAATAATGCAGAGAAAGTGATTTAACTATGTCTAAGGTATATAAATTCATTGTGGTATTAGTTGGTTTTGTTGCTATTGTTTTTTCACTAAATTATTACTTGCTTCAACGGCATATGAATACAGTATTGTTAGAGGATCCCAGAAATAAAGGGGTTGAAGTCTGGGTTCACTATAAGTGGTTTATTAATCCGACAGAGCTTAAATATGATTTGCGGGATGTATCAGGGCAAAATAGCCCAATAGATGTAAACAGGGTTCTACTACAATTTGCTGAGAAAATAAAAGATAAGGAGTTTAACAAAGTTTATCTCGGTTTTAGAGGGGATGATAAGTTCTATCTGAAAGGAGAGTATTTCCAGACACTTGGAAAAGAGTATGAGTTTCAAAATCCTGTTTATACCCTAAGAACCATGCCAGAGAATGTTTATATGTTAGATGGTGAGCATGCTTATGGTATATGGGAAGGTGGTTTGTTGGGTGTAATGGGTAAGCAGATGGAAGACTTAAATACTTTTGCAAAGGACTGGTATTTGGATGATATTGTTAAAAGTTTAGATAATTAAAGCGCCTCTTAAGTGAGCTAATTAATATGAAAAAGATTATTTTATTGAGTTTGGTTTTAGGTGTAGTGGGGGTGAACGGTTGCTCAAAGGTGGAGAAAGAGTCCAAAGAAGCTGTCTTAAACACCTTAAAAGATCCAGATTCAGCACAATTCCAAAATATAAAAGGATATTGTGGAGAAGTAAATTCAAAGAATAGCTATGGCGGTTATGTTGGCTTTAAGAAATATGTAACCATTGAGGGTGCAGTCTTATTGGAGGACTCAGAGGGTATTGATCCAGAAACATTTGCAATAATTTGGGAAGCACACTGTACTCCGAATAAGTTATCTGTAAAAGATCGCAGTAATTGTGTCAAGGATGCATACAATCAGTCCCTCATAATGGATGCAAGGCTTAAAGGGGTTTCCAAAGAAAGTTTAAGGACTGAAATACTAACAGACAAAAATGCATCAAAAGCAGAAATTGAAGAAGGCTTAAAAGATATCGATCGTGCATATAACAGTAATTTCAAGGATAAGGGATTGTATGCACAGGATGTTGTTGCTAAATGTGTGAAATTGATTGATTAATGAATGGATTTAAAAGCACTTGGGCAACGATTTGCAGCAAGACCAAATTTGTTTAACTGTCCAACTTAGTAAATATATTTAACTTAAATAGACCCACTCAATGAGTGGGTTTTTTATTGCCTGGAGAAAAGTAAAAATGGCACAAGAATCTCGTCTGGTCATTGTTATTGATTCACAGAATGCTGAACGTAATGTCAAAGCCTTGGCAGAAGAATTGTCAAAATTTACTGATCGAGGTGATTCCGCATCTAAATCATCGAAAGATATGGGGAAACAGCTTTCTGTTACTAATAACATTGTTCAAAACTTTAATACCACAGTTAATAATTCCAATACTTCAGTTCAAAAATCGGTTGAAGTGACTAAACAAGCAACTCAACAAAATCATAAATTTGCGCAAGAAATTAAAGCTACAACCAATGAGCTGGATAAACAGGATAAAGCAGCTAACTCATTCGGTACTTCAATTAAAGCTTTGGCTGGATATATGGCAGGCTTGGCAACGGTCAATGCTGCAATTGGTCAAATAGATGCTTATACAGGACTACAAAACCGTTTAAAGCTAGTTACTAAAGACCAGACGGAGCTAAATAAGGCGACTGAAGATACTTTCAGAATTGCTCAAAATACCTATTCAGCATGGGATTCTGTTTTACAGGTTTATCAACGATTTAGTGATAATGCTAAAACTTTAAATCTAACAATGGATGATACTGCCCGTTTAACCGAAACGGTTTCAAAAGCTGTGGCGATTAGTGGCGCGAGTGCTTCCGCGGCAGATGCAGCATTAGTTCAATTCGGGCAGGCCTTAGCGAGTGGTACCTTACGTGGTGAGGAACTGAACTCTGTCATGGAACAAACACCGGCTTTAGCAAAAGCTATTGCTCAGGGTATGGGTATTACCGTAGGAGAGTTGCGTACGGTTGCTGCTGAAGGAAAAATTACATCGCAAGAAATTGTGAAAGCCTTAAGAAATGTAGAGTCTGATATAGATGCATTATTTGGTAGAACTGATATTACGATCAGCCAATCATTAACTCTTCTTAATAATGAGATTACTAAATTTGTCGGTGAAGCTAGCCAGGGAAGCGGAGCGGCGCAAGTATTATCTGGTTCAATTAAGATTTTAGCCGAAAATTTAGAATCAATCTCTTATGTAGCTATTTTAGGCGGTACAGCATTACTTACCAAAGCAATCGCAACACAAGTATCAGCTTTAAATACCAAAGTAGGGTCTTTAGTTGCTGACAATGCTGCATCACAATTACAAAAGCAAAAGGCGATAGAAAGCGCAAAAGCAGCACTAGCTGAAGCTGAAGCGCATTTAGTTAATGTACGAGCAACAAATGCCGAAACTCAAGCCAAATTTGGAGCAAGTGCGGCTAGTGCCAGATATGTACTTGCAGCCAAAAATGTTGAGAACGCAACGAAGGCCGTTACGTTAGCTCAAGGTAAAAGCGCTTCAATGGCAGGTTTATTGAGCGGAGCATGGGGATTGATTGGTGGTCCAATTGGGGCAATCACATTAGGCGTGACTGCTTTGGCTGCGACTTACATGTATTTCTCTAGTAAATCTGCTGAGGCTACAGCAAAGCTAAAAGAGCAAGCTGAAGCCGCAAAGTTGACTAAGGAAGAAATTAAAGCCCTTAATGATGAACAGCGTAAGGAAAAACTAGGTGATTTAGCAGCGACAATTGAAGATCAAAACAAGGCATTAGAACGGCAAGAATTAGCGGTCGGTTCAGCATTGATCAATATCCAGAACTATGCGGTGGGCAATGCCAAAGTTGCTGAAATTTCGAATAAGGCCAGACTTGGCACCATTTCATATACAGAGGCGATTGAGCAATTAAAGAGTCAAAAAATTCCTGCTGATTTAATGGATGCATTGCTTAAACAAGTGAATGCCTATGATGAAGCAGCTGAAACTGCTGCCAAGACCAAGCAAACATATAGCTTATTTGGTTTTGAGGTAATAATTGCAGGCAATAAGGCGGAAAATGCTATTGTTGGCGTTGATAAAAACACCAAGTCCTTAAATGAAAATGAGAGAGCGGCATTAGCAGCAAAAAATGCACAAAAGCAATATGCCGATTCACTGGCAGATCGTAAATTTGAAGCATTAGTTACCAAAGGTTTACTTGCCAAGGGCTACTCACCTGAGCAAGTGAAGCAAATGGTTGAAACTGCAAGCTGGGCGCGGAAAAGCGGAGTAGAAGTTTCTAATGAGTTATATCAGATTGGTTTGCAGACTCTTTCAATAGAGGAACAAAACAAGAAGGTAATTGATGCCAAGAATAAAGCATTAAAAGAAACTACGAATGAGCTATCTAAACAGCAAAAACTATCGAAACGTCTAGTAGGTGTATCAGGTAAATCAGGGATTGGTACAGGTCCTCATCTTGATGTTCGCTATGGCGGTTCAATGTCTGGCCAGAAAGTCTCTAATGAGCATCTGGCCAGATTGCAGGCGGGTGGTAAACCATTGTCATCCTACAAGATCAGTTCAAATTACGGTCCACGACAAGCCCCTACTAAAGGGGCTTCTTCATTTCATAAGGGTATTGATTTCTCAATGCCTGAAGGTACGCCGATCACAACCAATGTCGCTGTGAAAGATATCAAGACAAGATATGACAGCAAAGGTGGTGGCTATGTTAGTGAAGTGATCTTTGAAGATGGTGTAACACTTAAACTTCTGCATCAGTCACCAAGTATGCAAAGCAAGGTTAAAGGTGGGGCGAGTAAAGGGAGTGATAAGGCATCAGGTGATATCCAATCACAACTTGATCGTCAACTAGATGCTCAGCGGTCACTTGAAAATGAAGTGGCCACTGAAGTACAGCGGATTCAGAATAACTTAACAGTTAGATTGGAGGATGTTGATAAAGCAGGTTTTTCACCAGAACGCACTAAAGAAATTAAAGCAGAATTACAACGTCGTGCTGACAATGATATTGCTATCGCCAAGCAAGCAACGAGAAGCAAACTAGAGGACTATAAGGAGTTCCAGAAAACCGAGGCTGATTTACTTAAAGAAAATTTTGATCGCACAAAGTTTAATGCGGCTCATGATATTGAATTAAGTAAATCAGAACAAAAGCAGGCTGTGGAATTACTGGAACAGCAATATCAGCAAGAAAACGCGCTTATGAAATTGGCTCAAGAACAACGTGCATTTCAAGCCCGATTATCTTTGCTTTCCGAAACCCAAGCCATGCAGGAGCGGTACAGACTTGAACGTGAGGAGATTCTTAAAAATACTAAACTTTCCATTGAAGAGCGGCAAAAGCTAGTCGCAATATCTAAAGCCACACAGGACAAAGAGACACGTGACAAAGTTAATAGCGCTGTTCAAAACTGGGGCGGTATTCAGGCTGATATGAATGGCTCCAGTGAGTTCTTTAGGCAGGATCAGGAACGATTCAGCCGTTTAGGTGCTGCTAATGATTTGGCTTATAGTAAATTTGGTGCTGCTGATTTAGATGAACAAAACTCATTAGAAATACTCAATGCCCAGTTTGAGCAGCAGCTTATTAGTCAGCAAGATTTCGAAAACCAGAAAACCGCAATCATTCAAGCTGCTCAAGAGCAACGCTATCAAATTGGTAGTGAATATGCTCAGAACGCCAAAGATATTGAAGACAAATATCAACAGGATCGACTGAATACCCAAATTGCTCTTGGTGGGCAAATGATGGGTTCTGTCACCTCAATGTTTGGTTCTATGTTTGGCGAACAATCTAAAGCCTATAAGCTTATGTTTGCGGCGGATAAGGCTTATGCAATCGCTGCGGCCGGACTTGCCATTCAGCAAAATATTGCAGCAGCTGCAAAAGTTGGTTTTCCTTACAACTTGCCTTTGATTGCTGGAGCAGTTGCTCAAGGAGTTAGCATTATTGCTAACATCCGGGCAATCAAAGATCAGGGTTTTGCTGATGGTGGTTTTACTGGATTTGGTGGCAAATATGATCCTGCGGGTATTGTTCATAAAGGAGAGGTAGTCTGGTCACAAGAAGATATCAAACGTTGGGGTGGTGTTGGCTTGGTTGAAAATATGCGTAAGAGCTCAGGCCCAGAAGCATTTATCAATAACCATGCCCTGAATAACTCTTCAACTGAGAATGTATTCAATCGTTCTTTCCTCAGTTCAAAAGCATTTAATGATAATCAAACGATCTCGAATATTTTTAATCAACCTATTCGAGAAAATCAGATTATTACTAAAGGTTTTGCTAACGGTGGATTTACTGGAGGGGTTGTTTCAAAACCAACTGCTTCCGCTCGTTCTGATCTATTCCATGATGGAAAAGTTTACTTCTCTTCAAATGGTTTAGTTCAGGATCGTTCAAATCTTGATGAGGTTCAGGACTTCACCTTAGGTCAATCTTCACGTCCTCAAGCTGAATTGATGCCTTATCTTGAGCAATCTTCTCCAACTATCAATTTTAAAATTGAAGTTGTGAATCAGGTCAGCGGTGCAATAGTTGAGGCTGAACAATTGGATGAGAAGACAGTTCGGATCATCGTTAAGGAAGAACTTGATAAGCAACTTCCAAAAGCGGTACCACGATTGGTAAGTGAGGATATTAAAAATCCGAACTCTCTAGTTAGTCGGTCTTTGACTGAGAATACGACTGCAAGACGTAATCGATAGTTTTAGAAGTACACGTATAAGAGGAAATATAGAAATCAACTTCGGTTGGATTTTATTATCTTAAGTTTGTATGTGAGTTATATACAAAATTATTAAGTTTTAAATCCTATTTACAACTTTTAGAATTTAACAATGCGAAGCCGATCTAACAAGTCGGCTTTTTTAGTAACTAAAGAAAAACCCCAGTGTTGGAAGCACTGAGGTTTTCAATTCAACTCAACCGGCGAAAGTTAAGGAGAAAAATCTCTATGAATAATCATACATCAAAATCACAGTTAAAGGTAGATGGAAAAATGAGCGAAATAGGTGCTGATCGTGTTGGAATTTTACAAGCTGTAGCTTGTGTAATTATTGCAATCTCAATCTTGGTAAGTGCTATAGGAGGTGTAGCATGGCTCTTTTTAAAATAAATTTATTTGATCACTGAAACCGACCTAATTAAAGGTCGGTTTTTTATTGCCTGAAGGAAAGTTATGTACAAGTTAAAGCTAAATCCTCAAACAAATGGCTATGGCGTAACACCAGGTGATGATGTAAAGCGTCAGCAAATGGATGGAGGGCGAGGACGCTATTACATTGATGTAAAACGTAATAGCCATATTGTCGATGTGAACTGGAATTTAAGTAAAACCGATTTCAATAAAATGATGGCTTTCTGGCGTGTTTACCAAAACAAGCCAGCTTCATTTTATGCAGATCTAGTTATTGACCAGGGAACACGTCAGCAATACCAATGCAACTTCATTCCTGAATCTTTTAAAACTAATGAAGTGAATGGAAATCTTTACCGGGTAACCGCTCAGATTGAAGTCGTTCAGAACCAGCCGAACCTTACAGCTGATGCAGCATTGATTAAAGATTGGGAGGTCTAATGGATAACGAATATGCCAAGTTCTTTCTCAATCGTAAAGTCGATATCTATCAACTGGAGTGTATTGAGCTATCACACCCATCTTTTCTAAACACTTATCGTGTTGTCCGTAATGATGACCGTGGTGTCTATGTCCAGCATAAAGAAGGTGGGGGCCAGGTCTTTTATGAATATCTGCCTATGTCAATTCAAAGATCTGGAATGCTAGGCGATTTAGACCAGACTTTAACTGTCTCAGTTTCAGGTCTTGGCGATATATTGCCGGATGAGTTTGAGCGAGTGCTGGAAGGCCAATTTGCGGATGTTAAACCTACTGTGAATTATCGGCTGTATAGTTCAGATAACTTGAATACACCAATCCATTATTTGCTAGGCCTTCAACTAGCAGGTGTTTCAATGAACCATAAAGCTGTGACTTTCAAGGCTGAATCACCTCGTTTAAATACCTCCAAAACTGGTGACATTTTCTCACTGGATCGGTTTAGTGGGCTCAAGGGGGCTGTATGAAAAGTCATGATCATTTGCTTGATAAGCAATACGATGAAGAACACTACAACTGTGTTCACTTTGCACATGAAGCTGCTCTAGATTTATATGGAATAGACCGGAGTGAAGCTTTACATTTGTTCATGCAACCTAAAGGCCATATCGAGTTTAAAGTCTCACGATTAAAACTCTTAAATCCTCTGCCCATGCCCAAGGAAGGCTGCATAGTCGCCTTCCATCCAAGACAAAGAAATAAGCCCCCGCATGTGGGGCTTTTTCGTGGGCAGAAGGTTTTACACCTGATGGAGAGCGGAGTCACTTATTTAGCTGAAGACGTCATTAAAGCAATGGGGTTTAGTCGGGTTAGTTACTATGATTAAGATTATTTATAAACAGGACCCTTTGTCTGAAGAGAAGACAATTGAGCATGCCGAAACTATCGGGCAATGGCTAACTTCAAAATATGAATACTTGCCTGAGCATGTTCGTATTTTTCATACTTCAAGCAACATGGATCATGCGGAGATCTCTTTTGCCAATGAAGTTACACCTAAGAATGCTTACGACTTAAAGCAGCTTGATTTCTTACCTGGTACTTTCATTGTAATTGAAAACCCGAAAGGTATGCCTGCTCTGATTGCTGCTATCGTTTCTATTGTTTTAAGTGTGGCGATTGCATTTTTAATGCCCGCGCCGTCAATTGCCCAAACCACTCAGAATAACAACCAATCCTCATCTGCAAATAACGAGCTTTCAAATCGCGAAAACAAAATGCGAGTGAATGGTCGTATTGCTGATATTTATGGGGCTGCTTGGGATACGCCTGATTTAATTGCAGTTCCTTACAAAGTCTATGAAAACAATGTTGAAGTTGAACATCTTGTGGGGTGTATTGGTCGCGGCCATTATCACATTAAAGGTGCTTACGATGGTGAAACCAATATTGTTGATATTGCAGGTGCATCGGTAGAGGTCTTTCGACCAGGTGTCGATATCATATCTGGACAGCCTTATTTTTCGCTTGGTAGTGAAATTACTACGCCACCTTTAACTGTCCAGCACCAAAACTCAGTGAATGGTCAGATCTTGCGACCTGCGGACACTCAAAGTCTGGAAGGCACCAATTATCTTCATTTTGCTTATCCCAATGAGATCCTACGAGCAGCTGCTAACAATACCGATTTAACGACTAAGTTTGTCAGTAATGACCGTGTAGAAATTACTAATGCTTCTTTTACTTATAACGGGCAAACATACGATTTAAACGGTACTTATAGCGTTTTATCAGTTGCCGATGATCGGATGGCTTTGTCTAACCCGGCAGCAGTTAATCCGAACTGGCTAAAGCTAAAAGAACTATCAAACCAGCAAACAACCGCTATTTCTCCAAAGCTTTCATCGATTGGCGAGAAGTGGATTGGTCCATTTATTCTAGACAACATCGAACGTAGTCGTGTCATCTTTAACTTTGTGGCCAACAATGGACTTTATACAGTTTCTTCAGGAGGTAATCAGGCGGCAGTCAATGTCACAATTGAAGTTGAAGTAACTCCAGTTAATGAGTCTGGCGCAGCTATTGGTAATCCAATGCTAAAGCAGATCATTCTTAAAGGCTCCGCGAAATCACGCCAGACGGTTGGAGCAACGCTGGATATGGTCACATTTCAGGGCCGTTGTAGCGTCCGTGCTCGACGATTAACATCAACCCCAGCAGTGACAACCGTAGTTGATGAAGTGAAGTGGCAAGCGTTATATGGCGCATTTCCATTGCAAAGCACGATGTATGAACATGAAACGGTTTTTCGTGCACGTACATATGCAACGACCGGAGCTTTATCTGTTAAGTCTCGAAAGATCAATTTTGATCTTCAGCGCATGTTGCCAACCTATAAAAATGGAGCAATGACGACAGAATTGTTTCCAACTTCAAGCTTTGCAGATGCACTGGTTTCGATGGCGCTCGATGACAAGATTGGCCGCCGTACGATCGACGAGATTGATATTGAAAACATCTATCGTACTTATAACGATATTGTCGATTACTTCGGTACACCTTTAGCGGCTGAGTTCTGTGCCACTATTGATGATACTAATCTTTCATTTGAAGAACTGGTCACCAACCTTTGTGATGCAGTGTTTTGTACCGCTTATCGTCAGAACAACAAGCTAAAGATCTACTTTGAGAGTCCAACTGATAACTCTGTATTGCTGTTTAACTTCAGGAATATCATTCCGGATAGTTATAAGCATGATCTAACGCTAGGCATGATGGATGACTATGATGGGTTGGTCTATGAATATACGGATCCGGCTGATGATAGCCGGATTAATATTTATTTGCCGGATAAGGGAGCCAAGAACCCCAAAGAAGTTAAATCTGTTGGTGTGCGTAATAAATGGCAAGCCCGTTTTAATGCCTACCGGCTTTGGAACAAGCTCCGCTTTCAGCGCAAATCCATTACCTTTGATGCAGCACCTGAGTCTGAATTACTGGTTTTACGAGACAGAATTGCAGTTGCAGATTATCGAAATGGTATTCATCAAAGTGGTGATGTGGTGAAACAAGAAGGCTTAATTCTCACTCTAAGCCATGATGTCGATTTCATCGCTGGTAAGAGCTACGTGATTTATTTGCAAATGGGAGATGGCAGTGTTGATCTAATTCCTATTACTGGTGGATCGGCTAAAAACAAAGTAGTACTAGGACGATTGCCAAATGGGGCTTTAAAGCTAAGTTCTGATGATTTTGTGAATACGATCTATACAGTTGTTAACGACGATACAAAAGACACATTGCCTTATCTGGTAGCAAAGAAGGATCCGGTTGATAAGTTCTCAAATACAATTACTGCAGTGAATTACGATGTGCGGTATTACCTCAACGATAAAGATTTCATTGATGTACCAGTTGATGATTCACCGATTTACATTCGATACGACCAGCTAGATATTAATTTGGCTCGCTTATATCAGATGCAAAGAGGTGACTTGCCAACAACTGGAGAAATTAGCTTTATTGTTGAAGCCGGTGCTTTGGTTTCGAGTTCTAGTTCACTTAGACCGGAAACCAGAATGGTTTATAAATTTGATAATAATTCAGTTACGCGTGAATTTATTGTTCCTGCTGCATCAGAGTTACCAGCCATCGATACAGGAGTATTTCCTTCCGATCTTATCGTAAATCTTACGATCAAAGGTTCAGTGGTTGGGCGTGGCGGTGATGGCGGTTTGCCACATTTGGCATTTGGTGCCTGGTCTAGTGATCCAAATTATACCTTTACCAGAACGCGGCGTGATGGATGTCAAGGTGCACCGGGTTTAATGAACCGGCATAGCAAATTGAATCTTATTATCGATGGTGGAACTTTGGCTCGAGGTGGTTCAGGTGGTGGTGCTACCCCGAGTGGTATCTATACTGAGCTTAGCTATGGAGTTCAAGGAATTCCCGGTGGAGCTGGCGCACCGTTTGGTCGGGTTATGACCGGACAGCCAATTTACAACGATACTCAGGACTGGCGTTGGTATTTTGAAGGTGGGTATTTGATGGTTGTAAAAGTCACTGATGCTGAAGCTACTATACTTGGTAAAGGATACCGTACTCAGAATGATCGCTATGGATCTCCTTTATCTGGTGATGGTGGCGGATGGGGACAGCGTGGCACCAAGTCCACCAATGATGGAACTTGGAACTGGAATTACCATGGAACCACTGAAGGCCAACCAGGAGCAGGCGGTACAGCAATTGTTGGAGTAGCACCACTTACAACTAAATTAATTAATGGAGGGAGAATCCTACAAACCCTTTAATACTTTGAAAGAACTTAAAGCACCCATTTCGGGTGCTTTTTTATGATTGGCCCAATGATGGATTGGACAACGAACAACTACCGCTTTCTAGCGGTTTTTCTATTTCTGGAGAAATTAATGGAACCAGTTTCCACTAGTGGTGTAACAGCAATTTTAAAATTTTATGGTGCAGCAATTATGGTGACTTTAGCGGTCGCGTTAGTTGCAGCAGTAGTATTGATGACACGCATGCCACGCTCACCACAAGAATGGGCTGTTGGGCTCATTTGTACAGTCGTATCAAGTTTAGCAGGTGGCTCATTCATTATCGTGAAGTGGGGGCTTCATGAATGGGTTACTGATGTGTGGGGAATGATTGCTTTAGGGGGCTTCTTCTTCATATGTGGCATCCCCGGCTGGGCTTTAGTCCGGTGGATCTTTAACTTCATTGCCAAACAAGAAGGTAAAACAATTGTTGAAGTAATCAAAGAAGTTAAAAAAGCTAAAGATGATATTCAAAATAGTTAACCGCCTTCGGGCGGTATTATTCATTATTTCAATGATATTTCTGTCATCTGTCGGAATTAATCAAATTATTTAAAGACTTGTTTATACTAAATGTTCAAAATAAAAATAGGATAATGCCGTGAAAAAGATAATTTTAGCAACAGTAATGGGTTTCAGTGGAGTAAGTAGTGCTTTTGCCGAGTGCTCCTATAGCTTTGATGCGACCTTACAAGACATAAAAGCTTTTGAAGTAGCAAACGGAGCAAACAGTGCTAATTATCGTTATGCAGAGCAAGTTGCTAATATAAATAATACGAATCAGTCTGGTTATGACGTTATAAATTATTATTCAAATAAAAATGTCGATAAGCTTTTAGCTTCTAAAAAATATATTCAGTTTAAAACTCAATATACGTCTAATACGCCAGACAATGTTGCCATAGTAGATAAACCTATTACTACTTCAGATATTTTTGCTCAAGAGTTCATTTTTGATGTGAATAATCTCAAGGTTAATCTTGGCAGTACTTCTCAGATGTATGAGTATGGTTTTGTTATTACTGGATCTTCACAATCTAAAGTGGAATTAACATTAAATTTAATGTTTGCAAAAGGTAATAACTATTCAGGTGTTATAAATGGGGACTCAATCGTTTCTTTAGGCGCTACATATAAATCAGATGGAAATGGTCATTTAACATACTTAAGTGCTAATAGAACCAGTAATCCGGTACAAATTCCAGCAGATGGAAAGGTTAGAGTAGGTATTTATGTAAATCAAAATACTAAACAGGTTGGCTATATTGTTAATGGGGTGAATTACGGCTACTTAAATCTTACTATGGAAAATAAATTAAAATATATAAGCTTCATGGGAGCTATCAACCAAGATCATTTTGCCAACTCTGCCTTGACAGGTAAAACAGTGGGACTGCAATTGATTACTGATAAGTCAAAAATGCAGTTTACCTATCCTACTGGAGCTAAGGACATTTGTGGGGTGGCTTTGTAAAAAGCAAATTGAATTAACGAATTTTTATTAACAGCCACCTTCGGGTGGTTCTATTTTATAAAAGAGCAGTTTTGGTGATTTAATTAATTCTTATTAAGTGTTTGAAAGTATTGTATTATTTTTTATTAATGGTTAAAATCTTCGTCACTTTTAATAATATTAATTTTATTAAAGTTTCATATAAATATTTGATTAATATAAGGGTGTTTTAAATGTTGAGATGGCTTATCTTTCTTGTTATTCCTATCATGCTTCCAGGTTCTTTATACCCTCTATTGATTGAGTTAACTAAAGCATTTAATGACATAGCTCAAAGAGTTGTTGCACTTATAATTATGTATATTATAGCCGCTTTTATTGCTGCGACAGTAACTTATGAAAATAATCCATATGATAATAAATTGAAACCTGTCATTGTAGTGTTATCAATTGGAGCATTATTATTTTTTATTTCTTCCAAAACTTTAATTGCGATTATTTATCTGATTGCAAGTATATTTATAGTTGTAAAGTGGCATAAGAAATTTAAGGATAAACCTCTGCCAAATTGAGTATCAATTTAACTAGTTAAGAATATTTAAACCTAACCCGCATATGCGGGTTTTTTTACGTCTAAAGGAAAGTAAAATGAACATTGAACAATATTTAGAAAAACTCATTAAACGCGAAGGCGGTTATGTAAATAACCCAGCAGACCGATGAGGGGCTACCAAATATGGTATTACTGAAGCTGTAGCACGTGCTAACGGTTTTAAAGGCAATATGCGGGATCTGCCTTTAGATGTGGCCAAAGAAATTTATAAAAAACAGTATTGGACAGCTCCACGATTTGACCAAGTGAATGCTATTTCTTCTGCAGTAGCGGAGGAGTTAAAGGACTTCAAAGATAAATTTGAATATCTTCAGTTAATACCTATTTGATTGTTTTTATAATGCTTTGAAATTTATGCTATAAATGCTTGCAAGTATGGGGCTATTTTTATGAAAAAGATTATTTTATGTGGCTTATTAACTTGTACATTTACTAATGCAGAGATAGTTAAGAATGCAAAGGGTGAAAATGTTGAATTAAGGAAAGATGGAACTTGGGTTTTAGTTCCAAAAACTTTTAATGGTTTTGTGAATGATGAAGTGCCTTACCTGATTGAGCTTGCAGATGGTAGGGAATCTAAAGTGGCCATTACAGTGTATCCAAAGATTACATTAATGGATGAAGGCAGAAAGTTAACTCGTGATGAAATCAATCATGAAATACTTGTGATATCTCTAATGGCACAATTTGGAATAAAAAACAGATCTTCATTTCAGCCAAAAGAAATTAATGTAATTCAAAGAGGTAGAGAGGTAGATATTAGGTTAAGTTTTACAAGTCAAAATGAATATGGGGCTGAAGTATCGAATGTGCGCACAGGTAAATATTATATTGCAGACAATAATGAGTTAAAGAGAGCTGCTTTAGCACCTGCTAAGGAGAGATTTTCAGGCTACTAAGATGTAGCTCATAGTTAACCAACTATATGTGAGATTTTGATACCCTAATTTTAACAAAACATAAACCGGCCTTGATTGGCCGGTTTTTTTACGTCTAAAGGAAACTGAAATGAACATTGAACAATATCTTGATGAATTGATTAAACGCGAAGGTGGTTACGTGAATAACCCTGCTGACCGTGGTGGCGCAACTAAGTATGGTATTACTGAAGCAGTTGCTCGAGCAAATGGATTCAAGGGTAATATGAAAGACTTACCGCTTGATGTGGCAAGGTCTATTTATCGAAAACAATATTGGATCTCGCCGAGATTTGATCAGGTGAATGCTATTAGCTCAGCAGTAGCTGAAGAGTTATTAGATACGGGTGCGAACTGTGGTACTGGCTTTGCAAAACCACTTTTGCAACGTGCTTTGAACTTGCTTAACAACCAAGGCAAAGCTGGCTGGCTAGATTTATCAGTAGATGGGATATACGGTCCTGCAACTTTGAATGCACTTAAAACATACTTGACTAAACGTGGAAAAGAAGGCGAGAAAGTATTAGTGCGAGTACTTAATATCATGCAGGGCCAGCGTTACATAGAAATCTGTGAACGCAATCCAAGCCAAGAGCAGTTCTTTTACGGTTGGATCGCTAACCGCATTTCACTATGAAGATTCTGATTTTGCTATGCATTCTGCTTTCAGGATGCACAGCTCATACTATTAATAATAATGTAAGTGTAGGTATTTGTGTGAAAGCTCTCTAATGAGAGCTTTTTATAAAATTTTAAACTGTAAAAATCTCGTGCATAATTGTCCATAATAATTTAACTAGCGATAACTTTCTTGTTAAATGGATTAGAAGTTTGATCTTTAGCATACTTTTGTTTGATCACAACAGTTCCTGCAATAAAGTCATGTATTGCACGTTTTCTTTTATTAAAAAGTAAAACTATGAACTCACTCCAGAACCATGCTTGATTCAATAGATTGATTAAACCATACCAAGTCGGTAACAATAGTACTATGTATTTTGCCCGATCCGCCCATCCAGCATTAAGGTAAATATCTGGATCAGCCTGTTTTAAAGCAATGAGTTGAGCTGTAACTACAAAACAGGTAATGACAATTTCTACTGAAGATCTTAGAAAGGCTTCTTTAAAGCCAATTTTATGGCCATTAGGTAGAGTTATCTGGATACCTACTACCATTTTCCCGATAGTCGCACCAAATTTGTAATGAAAAAAAATTATATATCCATAATATAATGGGGCTAAGATTGTTGTTATTAGTATGGCATTTAGCATTGAGATACTTTGAATGTAATAACTGATAAACATTACAGGTAGGAATACAATTATATCAATAATTGCAGCACCTAGACGTTTCCAAAAACCAGCAAAGACCTTTTCACCATTGATTTCGATGGGTAAAAATTCCATTTTTATTCCTTTAGTGAGAATTTATAAATTAATTTTTATTAATGCAAAATATTATAGTTAGTTTAATTAATAGTAAACAAAATTAATAAGAACAAATTTTATTGTGATAATCTCTATGTGATAACTATTTTATATATATTAGTCCATAGGTCCAGCTAGCCAGTAACCATGATTTGCGCAAGCCTCCGGAACAGAAGGGGTGACTTGTGTAGATTTTACTTCATATGAACCACCTCCTATTGATATCTCTTCGCCAATTAAAGCAGATCGATTTGAAAAACCATTGGTAATTTTAAATTTACCATTTCCTAAATTTTCTAATTTGCTTCCATAGCGCCAAATAATTAATGGACCCGTTTCGTCGCCCAGTCTGATACATCCATTTTTATCTGCAATAAGCTTTCCATGTGCTGAAGCCATCATTGAAATATTACTTCTCGTATTGCTTATGATAAGTATCGGTGGAATAAAGATCTCTTCATTGTTAGCTATACTAGGCTTTACCATGCAAGATGTTAGACTAAAAGCCATCAAAGATGCTAAGAATTGTATTTTCATATAAGGGCTTTTTCTTTACTTTTTAGTAATTGGTTCTATAAGTTGATTGATAATAATCCCTTTATTTAGATCACAAGTGGTATCAGGTTTAACGATCCAGTTGTAGTCATTCAAATTAAGGGGATATGCTTCTCCACTACCATAAGCAATAGTGTCGCCCTCTCTAAATTGTTTTGAGTCAATAATTAAAAGATGCTTATTGCTATCCCAAAGAGCATCTTTAGTGGCAAAAACGGGAAGAACTCGATCATTTTCACGCATTAAATACACACAAGAGCTTTCAATCTTGATTTGTGCCTCACTATAGCTTGCATTATCAGCACCACCTGAGTAAGCAATTTTCGGCACAATAACCTTATTTTGAAGCTGAGGACGATTAGTACATCCATTAAGCAAGATGACCAATCCAGTTAGAAGCGTGATTAAAATATTTTTTTTATTCATAATTGGAATGTCTTCTATTGCAGGGATACACTGCTCATACGATTAATAGCAATCTTAGTGTAGGTATTTGTGTGAAAGCCCTCTAGAGAGGGCTCTTTTTAGTCAAGTTAAAACATGCATAATTATCGAGATTTAGTTTGAAATAATTATTGCTTAATTGTATTTACAGATGAAATATGATCATCAATATAATCAATAGGCATATAAATAGCTATATCAGGATTATCTGAACCTGCTGTGTGAATACCTACGCCAGAAATATTAGAAGAGGAGCCAGGATATATGAACCATGGCCCACCGCTATCACCGCCTGTACTTATATTAGCCTGACTACTATTCCCAACTTGAATCCATCCAGCAACACCATCATGTGTTGCATTTCCATTTAAAATTTCACCACATGTAATTCCTGTTACTGCTCCTGATTTACAAACAAACATACCTTTTTTTTGGTTGAGGAAAGTAGTAATAGAAGTTAAGTTTAAGATTCCAGAGGCAGGAAACTCAGGAATACCATTTAAATCTTTGTATTGTATTTTATTATCAACAACTAGACCTGTAGTTTCCCAAATCTGATAGTCGTATTTATCTGCAATACCATCTTGCGCTTGATGAGGCTTCTCAATAATAGGACTATATAGAAGTACATCATGGTTACCCATATTGGCAAAATATGCATTATCACAATGACCTGCGGTTAAAATCCCTTTTTTTGAAACACCTCCTGAAATATAACTAACAGCATAGCCTAAAGTACATCTATAACCGGTAGCGCCAGCGCTACTCCAAACAGGATTACCACCATATAATCTATCGCCAGGTTGTACGCCCGTTGGAGCAGCTTGTATTTTAGGAATATTTCCAATATTAAAGGAAATTTCATCTGGACTGGAAAGTAGATTTTTCTTGGAAGCAAATAGTCTCTGTAGAGTTTGTAAATTACTATTGTTTTCTACAGTTACTAAGAACTTCTGTTTTTCAAGATCATAGACAGATGAAAAAGGAAGATTAGAATTAGTAAATAACTGGTTAATTTCATCTAATTTTTTGTTAGTTTCATTGCGAGATTTTTTCACTTGTTTGACCTGAACAAATTGTCTTATCTCAGGATCTAATGATTTTAAAAAATCAAAGCGATCCTTATTGTCGGAAAACATTACTATAATTTTATATACAGGAACATGCTGTATATACATATCCGCATAATTTGGATCATTCATCTGATTTAATTTCTCAGATAAAGCTATTACTTTTTCCTGTAAATCGATTCTCTTTTTTGCTTCCGATTTACTAAGTTTGTATTTCTTTTCAACATAAGAAATAGAAGGATTTGCATAAGTACAAGTAGCAAATATTCCACTCATTAAAAACAATGTTATTTTATTACTTAAAGTTCTCAAAGGAAATCTCCTAAAATAATATATTCATTCGGACAATTTTCTGGGGGATTAATATTAAATTTTACTTTTGAGCTTTCAAAAGAGACACCTCCAATGCCTGCCTCGGTATTTAACTTAATTGTTTTATTCGTTTTAGTATCTTGAATTGCCTCTAAACCTCCATTTGATTTGTAAATAACTTTTTGTATTTTATTTAAAATTAATAAATAATCTTTATTGCTACCATCCTCTAAGTGGACTGATAGACAATTATCTTTAACTTGTATTTTTATAGGTACTTCTTTATCAAGGAAAAACACATTATCAATAATTTGAGTATTAGGAGATGAGGCTATAAATAATGAATCTTGTTCATTTTTTTGTTTTTTATTTATTACAGAGGATGTTTTTTCTCTTTCTAAACTATCTGATTTATAATTCTTAAAATCACAACCATTTAGTGTGATGAATAATAATGAAGCTGAAAGTAAAATAATATTCTTTTTCATAAGAGGTGGTTCTTTTCTCAAGCTAAAAACATTTATATTGTGATTTCATAATCTATGTTTTTTATCTTAATTTGTTTATTTTTGGAAGCGTTTTTTGTATCAATTGGTAAAAAAAACTCATAACCAATTGTTTTTTTATATTTTAAAATTATATGATTTTATTTCTACTATAATTACATGATATTATCTTATAAGTTTTTGAAAAATATTATTTTTATAAAAAATATGAATGAATATTCAATAAAATGTATA